CATTATTTGCACCAGTATCATCTTCTATATTAACTAAAATGGTAACTGTACCACCTGCACCAGCTGCATTAACTTTGGTATCTCTCAATGTTCTAGTTGCAAAAGCCATAATTTACTCCTTAAAATGCTAACATCTCTTTTTCAAAATATCCCATAAGTTGCTTCTCTGGCACCTTATATTTTTTAGATACTTGGTTTATAGTTTTTTCAAAAGTATTTAGGAAATCTGAAGGTTTAGCGTCCATTTTAGCAAAAATATCGTCTACTGCCTCCTTCATTTTCGGAGAAAGTTTTTTATATTCTCTTGTCTTTTTATGCTCATCCTTTTCAGGCAAGTCAATCTGATGAAACTTCTTCATTATCCTCTACTTCTACCTCTGGTATGTGATTTTTTACAAAACTACCAGCCACTTCTTTTCTTTTATTTTCTAACGCAGTAGCAACTCTATCAGTCATAACTTCTTTAAATGCTGTTTCTGCTGCTAAGTTATCTCCCTGACTTAATGAATTTACAAAATTTTCTGCACTCATTTATTTTCTCCATCCTTTTCTGGTGGTTGTACACCATCATATTTACTTATATCATCCGCAGGTATTGGTTCACCATCCATAGATGGATAGCGTGTAATACCATCAGTATTTTGTGGGATATCAACTCCACCTTCATCTGGATCAAGTCCAGCTTCTTTATTCATTTGTTTCTGCATGGCTTCTATTTCAGCATCTGTAAAATTCAGAACATTTTTCTGTACCCATTCTTTACTAAAGAATGTACCAATATAAGATTCGATACTTCCCAATGCATTAATTCTATCTTCAAGTAATTCTGCTTTTTTCAATTCAGCAAAATGACCATCTTGTAAAAAATCATATTGGATATGTTGACTTATTGAAGACCAATCTTCTAAAGTAATTATACCTTTAAGAATAAGTTGAGATTTTAAAATATCCGTAAAGAGTGGTGTAAATTTTTTACGCAGTCTTTGAACAAACTTAGTAAATTTAAGTTCATCTCTAGTAATTTCTGTAGAACGACCAAGACTAAATCCTTGTTCTGCTTCCATACGAGAGATTGGAACATTTAATGACCTAAACAATTTTTGTTTAAAATATGTAATATCATCAATTTCACCAAGATTTGAACCGCCAGGCAAAGTTGTAATTTCTGTACCTCTACCACCCTCTCTACGAGGTAACCAAAAATCTTCTAACATTGACATATGATTTCTGTCATCACGAATTTCACCAGTTGATGCATCATAAACAAGTTTATTTCTATACCTATTCATCACATCTTTTAGATATTGTTCTGCTTTTATCTTTGGTAAGTTACCAACGTCAATGTAAAATATTCTTCTTTCTGGTGCTCTTGATATACGATAAATGACTAACGCATCTTCAATCATTCTTAATTGATTTACAGGTTTGATTGCTTTATGTAAATAAGATAAAACATTACCTTTATTTGCATCTATCAGTCCACTTGGGACATAGGTAATACTATCTGCAGATATTTTAAGTCCTTCACTAACTCCAGATTTTAATCCTTTAGGACTGTAAATATAATACTCATTTACCCCCTTTATCATGTCTACACTAGAGCTACCTTTGGGAGCTTTTTTTGTTTCTTTTACTTTTTTGATTTTTCTAGGTTCAATATATCTAAGTTCTTGAATACCTAGTCGCGGATTTTTCGTATCAATAACTTTGTGAT